TGTCAATAGACACAACATATAGTGCCCACACCCTTTAGGGTAGGGGAGTATAGCAATTTTTACAATGTATATAGCAACATATACAATTTGCTGTGTGGTATAATATAGACAACGAAAAAAAACACAGAAAGTATCATTGTGAAAGCGAGGTGAAAAAACCATGAAAGAAGAAGTTAAGATTACAATCACTTTAACCGATGATGACATCGCTCTTACTGGTCAGAACCTACAAGAACTGACCGAAGCCGACATTGTCGACAGTATCAAGGTTATTGTTAGTCTTGCCAAGGCTCTGAATATTATATGGGAAGGAGACTCCACAGATGGAAATGCGTAAATTTATCATCGAGATACACCCGGATGGCACGTTGACGTGCTGCGAGTATGAGGACCCTAAAGAATCCATCCGGGCCGCAACTGATCGTGCGTGGCTGGCCGGGTATCGGCAAGCACTCAAGCATTGCGACGAGCAGGTTAACATGCTTAAGGGTTTCAAAGGCACTTGCCAATCATCCGATCTTTTGTACCAGGGGGCCGAATCCGTTCGCTATGTGGTGTCATCGGCCTATCGTAAATACCTTAACACAGAAAAATAAGTCGAAACGGCCTTTGGGCCGTCTACCGGGGCCGCCCGCCCGGTATTGATAATGACAGGGCACATATTGAAAGGAGTTTTGTATTATGTCCGAAGAAATGATGAAGTCCGAAAACAATGGTGCAATGATGGTTTCCGATGTGATGAACACCGGCGTCGGGTACACAGATATGAACCTCTCGGACCGTTCTGCCGCGGTTGCGTTCTACAATGCAACGAGCAACCCCGCCAACAAGCTGAAGGAGCATGTCAATGAGGTTCTGTCGCTGGTTCATGTCTCTGTGGAGTGCGTGGAGGTAAGTAAGGATGACGTACCCGAGGGCAAAACGATTGCCCCGCGTGTCGTCCTCATTACCGATGATGGGCAGTCGTACACCTGCGTATCCGTCGGCGTGTATCAGTCTTTGAAGCGTATGTTCACGCTGCTGGGGACCCCTGACACGTGGACGGAACCGGTAAAGATCAAACCTGTGCTTATCAGCACCAAAAAAGGTCAGGTTTTGTCTTTGAATCTGGTTTAATTTGTGGCCGCCGCACCTGCGGCGGCCTTATTTATTATAGGAGGCCCCATGAAAAGTATAGATAACAGAGTATCCTTGATGAATTGCGATGACTCCCTGATATATCTTGCATCGGCTATTGTATACAGTGGAGTCACAAATAAAGATGTTAAATTTTTCCGTTCCGAATGGGCAAAAATCATCTTTAACGGTCTCGGCATTGAAATGGACCCCCTCGACTGGTATTATATGATCTTAGATAGGAAGGAGAGACAGAAGCATGGCAGTAGGCGCAGCTAAAGCAAGGGCGAAACTCAAATACAGTTCCGAGCTGTACACCCCCTATGCCTTGGAGTCATGGCCCGATAATCAAATGCACAAAGAGTATACCCGACTTCGTGACATTGCGCAGAAACGTATTAAGCGCTTATCAAAAGACCCCATCCGCGGCACCAGCGACGTTTATAAGGAATTTGCTGGAGGTTTCCCGACGCTAAAATCTATGCGGGGAGACCGTAAAGCATTGGAGCAGGCCCTAGCGGATGTAGCGCGTTTTGTGCGCTCCAAAGGCTCCACCGTTGGCGGTGCGCGTGCCGAATTCGAACAAAAAATGAAAGTCGGCGGCATTGACATTGCCGACGTTCCCGAAGATCAATACACGGCCCTGTCTGAATGGTGGGAGATCGTGAAAGCGTCGGGCGTGTATTATTATCCGTCTGACCAACCGGTCATGTACTGGCGCGAGAAAGGCGGCTACAACGTCAGTATCGACGATTTTGTAAAGTGGCATCAAGGTGAGGTAAACTATGGCAAAGAGTGGGACTACAGCGGCGGCAGCAGCTCCGCCGACCTGCGCGGAGGTTTTGGAGGAGGCTTGTAATTATAACCCGGTCCCCTGGCTTATGGAGCATCTGGACAGAAAGCACACAAAAGGCAAAAAGCGCAAAACAAGCAAAAAACGATTGTATGTAGATATGCCTTGTGCGTTTGATATTGAGACTAGCCGAGTATGTATTGACGCCGACGACAACCCCCACACCATTATGTATATATGGCAATGTCAACTAGGTTTGGATATTACCATTATCGGCAGGACGTGGGACGAATGGCTAAACTTTACGGGGGCAATTAGCGATTACTTGCAAGCGAACAGCGGGCCGACGGGTGATTGGTATTTGTGTATGTATGTTCACAATCTTGCACACGAATTTCAATATTTGTCGGGTGTTCTGGATTTTGGCCCGGGTGATGTATTCGCCAGCAAGCCCCGCAGGGTCTTAAAATGTGACAACCGAGCTATTGAGTACCGATGCAGTATGCGCCACAGTAATTTGTCTCTTGATGCTTGGGGAAAACAGCTGGGCGCACCTCATGCCAAATTAACAGGCGCTCTTGATTATTCAAAAGTGCGGTATCCCTGGACTCCCCTGACATCTACAGAATTAGCGTATTGTGTCAATGATGTCCGGTGTATTGTAGAGTGCTTGTTAATTGAGATGAAGCGAGACGGCGATGACCTGTATACGTTACCATTAACTCGTACCGGCTATGTCAGACGGATGGCCCGTGAAGCTATGTACAAATGGGGCATTAAACGGGTTAAGCGTTTATTGCCGTCGTGGGAATTGTATCAAATGCTGCGCGAGGCATTCCGAGGGGGCGACACTCACGCCAACCGCTATTATGTGGGGATGCACTTAGAAAACGTCGGCTCCGTTGACATGTCCAGCGCCTATCCCGCCGTACAGTGTGAATGCTATTTCCCTATGACTCCATTTAGGCAGGAATCAGCCACCGTTGAGCGGCTAATGCAATGTATGAGACACGGCAAAGCGTGCTTGATGCGCTTGCAAGTAAAAGGTTTGCGCCAGCGCTTTAAGTGGTGGGGATTTCCCTATATCCCCCTTGCGAAGGTTCGGCACTGTGAAGGATACATAAACGACAATGGCCGATTGCTGTCTGCCGATCATTTTGAAATCACCATTACCGATATAGATTTTAGAATCATTGCCAAGGAATATGATTGGGACGCCCTTAACGTTCTGGACCTTTACACTTCTGATTATGGCAAATTGCCTAAACCGTTGACGGATTGTGTCAAAGAGAGTTACACCGGTAAAACCTCCCTTAAAGGTGTAGCCGGTCAAGATTTGTATTATGTTAAGGCCAAGGGCGATCTGAATAGCTATTATGGTATGACCGCACAAGACCCCTTGCAGCTGGACACACTTTTTGACGAGGACGACCCCGACAATATCTGGAGCGAATGCACCGACGACCCGGAGGGCAGTTATAACGATCACCGCCCACACTTGTTCCTACCGTACCAATGGGGCGTGTGGACGACTGCCCACACGCGCAAGCGCCTAAAAATAGCGCAATGGGCCGCGGGCCGGAATGGCGTGTACTGCGATACAGACAGTGTAAAATACCTGGGCAATATTGATTTGTCGGACTTTAACAAAGCAGTGAAACAACTTGCAAAAGATAACGGTGCCTGTGCCACCGACCCAAAAGGCAACACTCATTATATGGGCGTATACGAGCAGGAGCGCAGCTATGCGGAGTTTATGACGTGGGGCGCAAAAAAATACGCAACTACCTATAAAAAAGGCGGGCCGATCACTACTACCATAGCAGGAGTCAGCAAGCGGAAGGGCGGTTTAGAGCTGGCCCTGTGGGGTGGTTTTGAGGTATTCAAGCCCGGGTTCACTTTTTGTCTGGCGGCAGGAAATCAGGTTATTTATAATGACCGCCCAAATGTGCCCGATTTTGTGGTTGAAGGGCACACGGTGCATGTAACAAGAAACCTGTGTATTTGTGATAATACCTACACTTTGGGAATAACCGACGAATACGCAAAGATACTAGGGTACAAGATTATGGAGGTTATCTGATGATTAAACTTTATACCGATGAAGGATGGCCGAATTTTTCCGAAAAAGACGGCATTTTGTCAACAGGGGCGTCTATTATTTTTATATGGGGCGGACGTGGCACCGGCAAGACCTATGGAGCGCTAAAGCACGTCCACCAGACCGAGGAGGAATTTCTGTATCTGCGCCGCACGCCGCAGCAAGCGGAACTTATTTGTGCGTCGCCCAGTATGTGGCCGTGGTCTCCGTTGAATGATGATCTACAAACGCATTACGCCCCGTTTAAAATACCTAAAATAGCGGGACTGTATGAAGTAGGCAACGCAGGGGCCTACACTGATACAGGGTCTCCCATAAAACCGGCCCAAATGGCCGGAGTTGTGGGGAGCGTCGTAACTCTTGCCCGCACCCGTGGTTTTTCAAGTCCCCACACCAATATAATCATCTTGGATGAATACCAGAAAGAAGAATCCGACTATTACCGGCGCGGTGAGGGCGTGGGCCTTGCTAACATATATGAAACGGTAAACCGTAACCGCGAATTAAAGGGGCAAAAGCCCCTGACGCTGTTGTGTATGTCGAACGCTGTTGGCATGGCAAACCCCTATTATATGCAATGGGAGATCACCGACACAGTAGAAAAGATGATCGGCAAGAAAGAGCGCGTCAAGCTGTTGGCAGATAAGGGCATATTGCTGGTTGATCTTGTCGATAGTCCCATTGCAAAGGAAAAAGCAAATACGGCCCTCTATAGGTCCATGAGCGGCACAGACTTTTACAGATCAGCTATCGAGAATCAATACAGCGCCGAAGAAAAGAGTTTGGTTGTGTCCCGGCCCTTGCGTGAATACTACCCGCTTGTACAAATTGGCCGGTGCTGCATCTATGAGCACAAAAGCAATCCGTTATATTATGTATGCCGCCACAGGTCTGGCGAGATGCCCACCTATGGCACTGGCGAATATGAGCGAAAACGTTTCAGGGCCGCGTATGGGTACATCTGGCCCGCGTACTTGCAGCGGCAACTAGAATTTGAGCGGTACTCGGATGAAATTTTCTTCCGCGAGTATTGCGGTACTTGACTTTTTTACACAGTTAATATATATTAAAGATAATCCCCGGTGCCCACAGGCAGCCCCCAGAAGGGGCGGGCAAGCGTCAGCCAGCGCAAGAACCGGGGATTTACTTATATCTGTATGGGAGGTGATGTTATATGAACGTTTACGCAGTGCTGGCCGTTCTGGTGTTCATCGGCATGGATGTTGTCAGTGGTATGGTTAAAGCCTTTTCTACCACTGGTTTTGATTCTAGCGTGATGCGACAGGGGTTTTACCACAAATTCGGTGAAGTTCTGGCCGTGGGGTTGCTCACTGCCGCTGATTTCTGTCTTCCCATTGTAGGCGTTAATGTTGATGTGTCTTTCTCGGCCATCGGTTGCACCTATTTTGTTTTGATGGAAATTGGCAGCATTATTGAGAATATCGGAGCGATCAATCCTGAATTGGTGGGGCCTCTTACTAAAATTTTTGCAAAACTCAAGGGGGATTGACCATGGGCTGTTATATCATTTTCGCCCAGTCTATCGCAAACGAACGCGCGTTTCTGCTGGCTGATTTGTGCGCTCGTTTGAGTATCGGCTATTATAGCGACTGGGCAGACAATTCCCACACGCGGCAGTGTTGCGCAGTGGGCCCCGTAACCAAAGGAGACAAAGACCAAGTTATTAAATGCTTGGCGCATGACACATACGTTGTAATGGAGGCGACCAAAGTTGAAAATCAGTGAAAAAGCGGCCCTCGCTATTGCCGGATATACCAAAGCAGAAATTGAAGCTATGGAGAAGTCGCAGCCCGCGCCGCAGCCCGTGCCGCAGCCCGTGCCGCAGCCCGTGCCGCAGCCCGTGCCGCAGCCCGCGCCGCAGCCCGTGCCGCAGCCCGTGCCGCAGCCCGCGCCGCAGTACGACGGCCTCGAAACCCTGTTGCAGCAGCTTTTGCAGGGTCAGCAGACGACAGCGCAGGCAATGCAGACTATGACCCAGACGTTGCAGGCGAACGCGCTTGGCCTCGGCATCCAGCAGCAGCCGACGGCAGACGCTGCCACGGTGACGGCCCGAATTATTGACCCGACTTATGGAACGGAGGTGAAGTGAGATGCCCATGGGTATGGATTTTGCGGACATTGCCGCAATTTTGACCGAGATCAACAAACTGGCCACGGGCCAGACACCGACGTCCCCCATCGTGGACACGTCTAGCTTTGTGTCTGTTGCACAGGCCACGTTGCTGACCGGCCCCGACAACTACACCAAAGCGATCAGTCAGGTGCTGGGCCGTACCATTTTTGCCGTGCGCCCCTACGATGCCCCGCTGAAGCGCTTACAGGTGACGGGCGACGACTGGTCAAATCATGTGCGAAAGATCAATTTTTGCGACAGCGACCCCGTCACCGATAAGGCGTGGGCGCTGGATGACGGCCAGAGCGTGGACATGTACGAAGTCCACAAGCCCAAAGTGCTTCAGACAAACTACTACGGCCAGACCAATTACAGCCGCGTGTACACGCAGGTTGATACCCAGATGGAGGCGGCATTCAAGGGGCCCGAGGAACTGGCGCAGTTCTGGGCTTCGTTCGTGCTGCATCTGTCGAACCAGATCGAGGCAGACCGGCGCAACCTTGCCAACAACCTGATGGCGAACCATCTGACCGGCATGACGGCGACCAGCCCCCACAGCGTTATCTATCTGCTCGATGAGTACAACGCCCAGCAGGGCACCACACTGACGGTGAAGGACGTTTACAAAGAAGGGAACTTCCCGGGTTTTGCAAAGTACGCCTATGGCCGTATCAACGACATTTCCCGCCTTATGAAAGAACGGTCCCTCAACTGGCATCAGAATTGGACGCTCGGCAGCACGAAGTACAACATCATGCGACACACTCCGTATGATCGTCAGCACCTTTACCTGTACAGCGGCACACAGAGCCAGATCGACGCCCGCGTGATTCCCGAGGTGTTCCACGATAATATGTTGAAATACCGCGATGCCGAGCAGGTCACGTTCTGGCAGAACATCGACGAGCGCGAGACCATCTCTGCGACGCCTGTCGTGACCGGCACCAACGGTGTGACAACCAAGCATGCTGCGGTGAAGCTCTCCAATGTGTTTGGCTGCCTGCTGGACTGGGATGCCATCGGGTACACTCCGAAGCTGTCCCGCGTGGTCCCGACCCCCATGAACGCCCGTGGCCTGTATACGAACTTCTGGTATCACTACGGTTGGTCGTGGTACGATGACTTCACCGAGAACGCCGTTCTGTTCCTGATGACCACCGGAGACGTCACCGCGCCCAGCACGGGCACAGCGGCCAGAGCCTCCACCCTGAAAACCACCACTCATAAGGACGCGGACCCCTCTAAGTCCTGACCAATACCGGCGGGCATCTGCCCCGCCGGTTATTTTATAGGAGGTGCAAATGCAAGCTACCTTTTATCAGTTCACAAAGCGCACCAATAGCACAAAGCTGCCCAGCGGTGGGCAGGGGTTTGGAATTGACCTTAAAGCCCCTTGTAATATCATTGACCCCGAGATCAAAATTGCAACACAGAGTGACCCCACCGGGTTCAATTATTGTTACCTTCCCACGTTCAGCCGGTATTACTGGGTGAAGAACTGGACATATTCGGACGGGCTTTGGAATGCGTCGCTGACTGTTGACACTCTTGCCAGCTACCGGGAACAGATCGGCAATAGTACGGAGTATGTGGTGAGGTCGTCCGCTAAGTATGACCCTAAAATTGTAGATAATTTGTATCCTACCAAAGCGACACTCACCACTAGAACCATCCATGCAACTTCAACACCGTTTACGGATGACCCAGAAAGTGTCAGTCAAGGTTTTTTCGTTGTCGTGGTCAATGCCCCCGGGTATGTGTCCTTTGGTGGTGCAATTTATTTTGCAATGAGCAGCACAACATTTCAAAAGCTTATGGCAGCACTTTTGCAAAATACTGATTATCTGGATATTAGCGCCGAAGAGATCAGCAGCAACTTGACTAAAGCGTTGTTTAATCCTATTCAGTATATTTCAAAGGCATTTTGGATACCCTGCGGCAATACGGCAATCGGCACCCCAATCAATAATATTCCCGTCGGGTGGTGGAAAATGCAGAATATCGGCGACGCCTATGTCATCCAGAACAATAATGACAAAAACGTTTTTACGTTCAGCATCTCCACCCCGCATCATCCACAGCACATTACAAGGGGCGTATATACAGACGGTGCGCCCTATTCCGAGTATACGTTATATTGTCCTCCATTTGGGGAGATTAAATTAAATGCCAACCTGTTCGTGTTGCAAAGCACGTTGTATTGTAGATTAACTGTCGATTATCGCACCGGCGACGCAATACTGGACTTGTCATTTAATAAAGATTTTAACAATATCTTTTTCTCCACATCGGGCAACGTTTCGGTCCCCGTGCAGCTGACGCAGATTGCTACCAATGTAAATGAATTGGCAAGCCTTGGCGGACTGGTTCAAACCGCCGTGGGTGCCATTGCCGGCGGTATTGAATCCTTTTTTGGCGGTGGCGATGTTGCCAACGGTATTGCATCTGGTGCCCAGCAAATGACAGCTACAAGTCAATCTAAAGGCGGAGGGGCGGGCGTTGCCAAATATGGAATAAGGCCATATTTAACGGGGGCGTTTTATGATCTTGTTGACGACAACAACGAGGACCACGGCAGGCCCCTTTGCCAGCGCGTGCAGCTGTTCAGTATCCCAGGGTTTATCATGGTAGACGACCCCGACATTGCGTTGACCGCAACTGCTGCCGAAATTGACAGCGTTAAAAGCTATATGAAAAATGGATTCTTTTTAGAGTAGGAGGCGTAAACAATGGCAGTATATAAACAGTGTATTACTGACGTGTCGCCGATCAGAGTGACCGCCGGGTATCCGGCATACTCTGACGGCAGCCCCCACAGGGGCATTGACACAGTCCACGGAGATCATAAAGCCTATGCGCCCGAGGCGGGCGTTGTGGTCGTGGCCCAGCACTGGAACGGCAGCACCTCGGGCGATCAGTCGTGGGGAAACATGATTAAGGTACGGATGGCCGACGGCACGACATGGCGAGCCGCGCACTTTGCCTCGCAAATTTGGAACGTGGGCGACACAATCTCCAAGGGGCAGTTCATCGGCACGCAGGGCGAAACCGGTAACGCGACGGGCATTCACACTCATTGGGAGTATGCCGACGCCGCCGGAAACTTGAGGGACCCGTCCGGCATTATCAGAATCCCGAATCAGGTGGGGACATGGGATGTAGAGTGGGACTCGGGCGGGGGCCCTGGCCCGGGTCCCGGGCCGTGGCCTACTGGCAAATTGCCGGTATGGTTGCTGTTTAAGATGGCGAAGGGAGGTCGTCTGTTGTGAGTGCTCCCTACAGCTACGAACAGATTAACGCCCATGTGTCGCCGGTGACTCCCTCCGTGATGCACACCAAGGGTAACAGCTTATCCTATTATTTCCGCAAATACCTGTTTCTTGAGGCCGTGTCTATGGTCCGATGGACATTGCCCGACACCTGGCCCAGTAACCGCTTGCAGTATCTTGTCTTTGGCTCGGGTGGTGTTACGGTGTTTAAAACTGACCGTTATGGCCTGGTATATGACAGAATGGGACTGACCGGCATTAACATTTTTTACAATCCTACGCACTCCATCATTGCAAACCCTTTTATCAAAGGGTCCCCATATTTGCAGATCGGAAAGCAATGCGAGATCATCAATTTACAGCCCGATTACCGCGGGATGGTTGATATTGTGGCATATTACGGGGACATGATGGCCCTTGCCGCCCAGACCATCCAGAGCAATTTAATCAATAGCCGCCTTGCCTACGTGTTCGCGGCAGGCAACAAAGCGGGTGCGGAATCTTTTAAAAAGATGTTTGACGCGATTATGCAGGGTGACCCCGCAGTTTTTGTTGATGCCTCTTTGCTCAAAGCGCCCAAGAATGGGGCATCCGGGCAAGCCCCGTGGATGTATTTTGCAACTGACCTCAAAGGGAATTTCATCACCAACGAACTGTTAACAGCACTTAAAACCATTAAAGCGCTGTTTGACACGGAAGTTGGAATCCCCAACACAAATACCAGCAAGAAAGAACGAATGCTAACCGATGAAGTCAATTCAAACAACGTTGAGACAGCCGCCAAGGCGTCGCTCTGGTTGGATAGCTTACAGCGTGGTTGCGAACGGGTTCACAAACTGTTTGGAATTGATAAGTCTACTTTGTGGGTTGATTGGAGGTTCCCACCAGATACTAATACGCAGGAGGTGAACAACGATGCACGCAACCTTGAGCTTTAACGGGTTGTTGGCAGGATACCCGGAGCTGTTCGACGACTTGAAAGTCCCTGACAGTGTATCTAAAGATACTGTCTGCAATCAATTACTGTTTGATACGCTGGAATTAGAGGTACTATATGCAGACGGCCCAACAATGCGCCGGGCGATGGGTGTATATTCTGAAACCATGCTCCCGAGCTGGACCCGGTACGCCGAGGCACTGGGCCTTGAATACGACACCCTGGCATCGGATGACCGAACCAGAACTGCCGACCACTCAAGGACCGGCACCGGCACAAACGGCGTCAAGGGAACGACAACCAGAGTGCCGAACCTGACCACCACTGGCCAGAATAACGGAAGTGACAGCACTACCCGGGATGTCACGGGTTTTGACAGTGGGACATTGCAAACCGCAGAGAGGAGCACTACGGCCCTCGGTACTGGGAACACCATTACCAGCAGCGGAACGGATACGACCACCACCGATCAGACAACCACCTCGGAGTCGCACGACAACTACAAAGATACCGTGACCGAGAAGGGCCGGGCAGGGCGAGACCCGCAAGACCTCATTGCAAAAGAGTTGTCCCTTGCAATGGAAAATGCGGTGCAAAAAATCGTTATGGACATCCGGGCAAACTTTTGTTTGCTGGTATATTAAGGAGATGTATTTATGAATATCAATCCTATTCACAATGCGCCCTACACCAACTTCCATGATCTCAATCTTGATTGGATTATTGAAGTGCTTAACGAATTTAACACCAAACTGACGGATTTCGTCAGTTTGGCCACAATCAAGTATGCAGACCCCATCCAGTGGGACATTACCAGCCAGTATGAGGCAAACACCGTGGTTGTGGACAGCAATGGCAACGCATATCTGTCTGTGCGGCCGGTGCCGTCCGGTGTCTCTCTGGACCGTACCGAGTTCTGGACAAAAATTGGCAATTTCGATGAGCTTTGGGCCGATGTGAAACGGGCCATTACTCCCAACGATGAGGGCCACAGCCCCACCGCCACAGCCGATAGAGATACCAACGATCTTGTCTGGGTCAATGGGTCGCTGGTGCGCGTCACAAAAGCAATGACCGCCGGTGACTCCTACGTGCCCGGCTCTAACTGCGTGAGCAGCTCCACAAATGAAGTCTTGCATTACCTTATCACGGCATTTAATGAGGGCCTTAGCGCCGAGCAGACGGCCCGGGAAGATGCCGACAAGCAGCTCCAGACGGCTATTGACACCGAAAAGCAGAACAGGAAGGATGCCTACAACCAGCTCCAGACGGCTATTGACGCGGAGCAGACGGCCCGGGAAGATGCCGACAAGCAGCTCCAGACGGCTATTGACGCGGAGCAGACGGCCCGGGAAGATGCCGACAAGCAGCTACAAAATAGCATCAATCAAATGCAGACATTTGTGTCGGCACCGGGAGCAGGTATTAAAGCAAACGATCAGAGCGCAGCAGCACAAAATACATCGACACTACAACAGCTGTTGGATGCCGGAAAAACAGTATATTTTCCAAGCGGAACGTATTATATGTCGGCAGCCCTATATATGAAAAGAGGTTGCGGAATAATCGGTGAGAACATGCGGGACACCGCCCTTATATGGATTACCGCCAGCAATGGAATTATTTACGACCTCGAATACAAGGCCCCCAATACATACGATGACATTTATTTTACGATTCGCATCGAATCGCTGGCGCTTTATGGAGTAGGGGCCATCAACGGGGCAGGATCCGGCATTTATATCCGTAACAAAACATGGATGGTCACGGCAAACCAAAATCACGAAGAATACCGCAAAATCAAAGGTGATTCCTATGCGCTGGAGTGCCGCAATAGTGTTATCAGGGACATTATCGTCTCTGGGTGGTCCATTGGCATCAATTCGAGCTTATATATTGCATATGTATCCATTATCAACGCTTTTGTGGATACCTGCGATTTGGGAATCGACGCAAAATTTTCTGATTCGGAATTATGTAATATTGTAGTGACTTTTTGCTATAAGGGCGTTTTGTGCGAAGCCGAGGCAAACAAATGGTGTAACCTGGCAATTAAGATGAACGGATGGCGGGCATCTTATGATGCTACGCACATCATTACGAACTCAATTGCTTTACATTTGTATAACGCAAAACGCGAACTATTTTGCAACACCGAGGTACAGGAGAGTTACGCTAGCGGAGTAGTTGTCGAACACTCAAGTAACAACATCGTGTTTTCCGGACTACTGCTCGATGCAAATGGATTTAAGGTTCCTGTAGGAACCAAGGCAAATAATATTGGTATCCAAATACTGGAAGGGTGCTACAATATTCGGGGCACGGTCCTTGCTACAAACAAAAATGATGTAAAATGTCAGCGCGCCGGCATTTATGTATCACCCGATTGTGGCAATATTGATCTCCAATATGCCGAATATAACCAACAGATCAGCGCATGGACCCTTGGCCAGAATACGTGCCGCAGCATCACGACAGCCAAGATTAACAACATTACAAAACTTACAGCCACCAACTTTACGAACGGGACTGATGCAAGTTTTGCGTCTTTTGATGGCCGGAATTTGCATATTGCAATTCACGGCTATTTCATCGCTAATGTCCCTAAAGGCACAAAATTCTCTGTTGCGTCCGCGTTTGGTGATATACCTTTTGCAACACTCCCCGGTAACGTTTACAGAGATATTTATCTGTATAATTCCACTGACAACGCACTTGTAAAGGCTATATATGATAATACTACCGCAAGTGTTATCATTCAAGAACCTGTATCAACAGGTAAACAAATCAACTGTGAAATCACATTTGATATGCTTTAATATCTTGTAATCGTTCCTATTTTTGTGCCCACTCCCCTACCCTAAGGGGTGTGGGCACTATATGTTGTGTCTATTGACATTTTGCACAAAGTTTGGAGCGTTGGGGAAGAAAATTTTGTGCAATCTGCTATTACGT